ATTTACATACTCCACACCCTTTTCTATTTTCTCTCCGCACACATCACAAGTATACTCTTTTCTTGATACTACTCTTTTATTCCTAGCCATATGATTACCTCCCTCCGAAAAATGTTCTATTATCATTTCACAATTCCCATATGTTTTACATAATTCCCCTATTATCATTATACCATATTTTTCGGTTTTTGTCAACCATTTTTACTTGTTTATAGGTGTTTTAAAAATAAGTAAATAATAAAATTTAATAAAAATATAGGGTATATATTAATACCCTATATTTTAATTTCATAATCATACAAATCTCTAAATCTTATGCCTTTATCTGCATCATACATACCAACTTTAACAGCTTTATTTAATTTTTTATCCATTACCATAAATTTTATACCATCCCACATATGTTGTATAATATCAATGTAATACCTATCATTTGGTTTAAAGGTTTCAGTAAACCCCTCTATATATTTATCTAATGTATCATAATCAATATCATCTGTATAATTAGAAAATTTTTTCCTCCTAACTGCATCCTCTGCTCTTCGTATATCGCTTTCAACGGAAGTTAATCTACTTTGTAATTTTTGTTTTTCCCTTTTTAAATTTTCTATTTCTGTATATATTATAGGATGTGTTTTTCTATAACTACCTCCTTTTTGATATTGTTCAAATTCATTTAGAAAATTCTTTTTATCTTCTTCTGTATCAATATGCTTTCCCATACCATTAGCTAACCAAACATATCTTGGTCCAGCTTTATCCTTTAATTCTATATACACTAAACTAGTTGTAAATCTTTCTGCCCCATATCCATCAACTTGATACTCTATCATACAAGTTTTATTTTCAATATTACCTTTAAAACTCTTAGATATTATATTATATTTACTCATATTATCTACCCTCCAATCTAAGTATAAATCTAATTCCATTTCGTATATCACCAGATTTAGTTTTAAACTTTCCGAATGTAGGCACGCATATTAAATTAACATCTGTAGATGCTAAAAAGTCTCTAGCCAGTACTATAGAGGTTACAGCCTTATTTATGGCTAACGGTCCAATGGCTTGTATTTCTACTAAAGCATCCTCACCATAGTCTGTATAATCCTTATTAAACTTTTTACTTATAGCTGTAGCTACTTTAGTTGGTATAGAAGTTGATGAAACAAGTACTACATAGTCTGCATCATTCACTCGCTTCACCTTCTTTCATTTGTGTAATATTTTGTTCTAGCTGTAATTGTTTAGTTCTTTCTTTTAATTTTTCCTCTTCATATGTAAAATGTAAAACAATATATAATATTACTACTAAAGCCACAGCACCTATAAAATAATTAGATAATTCAAACTTTCCAAATTTCATACTATGCCTCCATAAACATTGTTATTAACATATCTTTTGTAATACTTTCAATAGATAAATCATAATCAACTTTTTTCTCAACTTTTCTATATAATGTTTCACTACCAGTTTCTGTCTCAACTACAACCTCTTCCATTATTTCAGTACAAGGTTTATCAGCTATAATACAACCTGCTTCAGTTAGTAATTCACGCAATGTTAATTGGGCTTTTGGATATTCTTCACCATAGCTTATAGCCATTTTCTTAACATCTTCTTTAAATCCTGCAATACTTGTATCAGTACTAAAATTATTAAATCTTAATACTACTTTATCCTCATTTAATGTAACATATGCTATATCTATATCTGGTATAGTTTTATATTTTGGGTCATAATCAAATTTTGTACTTATTGATGTTATTATATCATTTGGATTTATTGTATAATTTTTTGAAACATTTTCATCAGTAGTACTTGCTATAATAAACTCATATGGTACATCGTGATTATTTTGAGTATAGTTCTTTAACTTAATTACAAATGTTACCTCTTTTAAACTTGATTTAATTAGTAAACACTCAGTTGCACCATCAGGTAATTGTGCATCCGTCATATCCCCACTATGTACTATATCATCACTTCTATAAGATGCATTCCAACCTATATGTTCATTTTCACCTTCTGCGTGTAAATCTAAGTCAACTCTTTGTGTATCTAGGTTTTTCCAATGCACACCTATAACCATATTATTATTTCTAGGTATAGTAATTGTTGTGCCAATAGGGAAATTACCCAAAAATTGTTTTTCAGATGTTGGTACTGTATATTCAACATTATCTGGTAAATAAATTGTTTTATTTCCTATAATATTATGTACCCTATTATACAAGTGTTCTTCAATTATATTTTTTAAATATAATTGAGCCTTAAATTTATTATTTGAACTTTTACCTGCGTGTTCGATATTTTCTAAATATGCCTTACCATTTCTAATTTTATACATCGCAGTATCTACATCATTTAACCTGTATCTTATAGAGTTTAATATTCTAACCTCTCTAAATACTGTTATAGTATCTAACTTAGACTTTATATCATTAAAAGATATAGTATCTTGTGTTAATCCTGCTGCATCTGCATTATACTTAAAATATCTATTATAATAAAATTCACCTTTTTCAGAATTCATATTATATATTGATGTAAGCCTATCTAATACATCAAATGGCATATGTTTACGATTTGTTCTAGCTGATTTTTTAGCTCTATTAATTATATGATTTAATTCCTTGTCTATCTTTGTTTTAGGGTTATGTGACTTTATTGCTACAAAAAACTCATTTTGACTTAAAAATATTTCACCTAGTTTTTTATAGCCATATGGTTTTTGTACATAAGATTTTAATAATCTTAGTGCTTCTTCCTTATCACAATCTGATAATACACCCAACAATTCTTTACTTTTTATTAACATTGTACTTCCAGATAATTTATAAACTAAATATCTTAAAAAGTCCATATTATTTTTAGGTACAATACCATATTTATCATATAGAGCTATTTTAACCTCTTTATTATTAATCTCATCAAATTTTTCCTTATCTATATAATCAGATAACATCATTACATCTTCTACAGTTTGTTTAGATAAAGCTATTCCACTTTTTAGTAATTCTAATAATCTATTACCTAATTCTAACTCTGTTAATTTTACTATAGGTATTAATTTTACATCTTCATCTAAATCAGGTACTTCAAGTTTTTCGTGTGGTATATATACTAAATCTTGATTATATAAATCCATTGCTTCTAAACCATATGTTGTAAAATAATGTATTAATTGCTGTGCAACTAATACTTCTATTGGTGTATCTATTACTGTTTGAAATGATTTATGAAATGTTTGGTTCCATTCTTCAGGTTTTATACCATATAATTCTATAGCACTATTTAAAACATCTTCTGATACAGGGTCTTGTATTAATAAACCATTTTCAAGAGCTTTCTGATTTACACTACCTATAAACAAACTCTTGTCATCTGTATATGCTTTAAATAATCTTAACTCAGCCTTAATTTGTTCTATATTCATAAACAACTTCCCCCTCTTTTAATTCATTTTCTATATCATATTTTCATAAATATAATTAAGCTCATTATGTATTTCATCTAACTTTTGTTTTGTTCTATTTAATTTATCATTTAACGCAATTAATCTTACTGTCTGATATGTAAAATATGCAGTTAAAATAAATATGATTACTATTATAATACACCAAAATAATTTTTTCATAGTTAAACTACTCCAATCTATAATATCTATTATATTATTATAAAACACTGTGTCAAAAATGACATCATTTTATCCACTTTTATTACTAGTTATTTAATTAAATAGCAAGTCGAGGAGTAAACTTTTAACTAGCACTACATAAGTAGTCTAGCTAAATAATGTATTTTTCCCAAAAGACAAGGAACTCCCTTTGACTTGCTTTTATAATTAAGTGTCGAGCAGTAACATTTGTGCGGTCGCTCTACCAGTTGAGCTACACTATCTTACGATAATGACAGGGCTCGAACCTGTAACAAACTGCTTGGCTTCTATGTTATAAGGAACTGCATTAGACACTTTTAAATATTGCATATGGCGAGGTGTAATACTACTTTCAATCCAAATTTGAATGCTCTACTGAGCTAATTAAGGAACACCATTAGCCATATCATTTAATAAGTCATATTATAGGCGAAGAGTAGTATAGTGCTCTAGCCAACTGAGCTACAAGTCATAGGCTTCCTCGTATGAGGGCTCTTATTGACTTGGTTGGACTTGAACCAACGACCTCTCGATTACCAGTCGAAAATTTAAGGAACTCTATTTGCCTATATCCTTCTATTATAATATACCTCAAATTAAATTAATTTTTGAACAAATTTTAGCAAAAAAATTATTTTTTTGCCTCTGTTACTGTATATGTACCATATTTACCAAAACTTAATTCGGTTCTTCTAGCTAGTACTCCCACTGCTAAACCAGATGCACACATCATTGCTACTAGATTTTCAGCAGAAATTAGTGCTTCATTATAATCTAAATTTAATTTAGTTTCCCAATCATTAAATTTTGAGTATACAGAAACAACCATTGCACCCCTTGCATTTTTATTAATTGTTGGTACACACTCCATATCTACTGACGAATATGTTATAGGTGCTTTATCACCCCTAATTATAAACCAACTTCTTGGGTCAACTAAATTTTTAGTTAAACCACTTCTATATGCTCCTTTACATATACTTTCTTTAAACGCCTCACAAGGTATATAAAATAAAGCCTTTCCTGTTTCTTTTTCTTCGTGCATTAATCTAGCTAACTCACTTTTATAATAATCATCATCATAATTATCATTAAGTGTATCAGGTTTTTTAGTTACATCTATCCAGTGCATACTGTCAATAAATCTTCTCATATCAGAAGATTTATACTTAACTTGCGGTAACCCATTATCCTTCCTTCTTAAATTATCAATTACTGCTGTAGGTCTACACTGCATAGCTAATGGTGCTAGCCCTTTAACTGTAACTTCTAAACTTTTCCATCTGTATGTAAATTGTACCTCTTTTGTATTATCGTCTTTTTTTGTAGCCATAACAACTACCTCCTTATAAAATATTTTTAGATACAATAAATTTTTCACTACTTACTAAATAGACCCACTTACAACATCTATTAGTTTATTTCATTACTTAATTTAATGCTCCATACAATATATTATGATTTAATATACTCTATGGGGCATTAAACCCCTCATTAACAGACTATGCTGTTCTTCAACAAACTTTAGAAAACCTCAAACAACAAGATTGCAAATGAATGCATCGCATTGTACGCCTCTTCACTTTAACACCTGCCTCCTACCAAAATACTATATAAGTATTTTCTAATATGAAATAATTTACACTAGAAGATACTTATTTGTATCTTCTAATAAAAATATAATCAACAAAAAATTATCCCAAAACACTGAAATTTATCTTAATGAAAACAAAATCACCCAACAGTAACACCACCACCTACCTAGATATATTAATATCTCTTGCAAAATACCAACTTTTAATATTCTCCAAGAGGTACTAATCGTACCTCATTTACAGTTTGTCACAACGTTTTACTTTGCTGCACATTAATCCACGTCACAGTAAATTAACACCTACCACCTACCAAAATACCCTATAAGTATTTTCTAATATGAAATAATTTATACTAGAAGATACTTAATAGTATCTTCTTCGTTTTTGTAAGTGGTTCACACATTATTATAAAAAGCAGTAACCCACAAAACTAAACACCAACTTTGATAACTTTAATGTATTGTAACACCTACCACCTACCAAGATATATAAAATATCTTCTACTATAAACCATTTCACATTAGAAGATACTTATTTGTATCTTCTTTTAAATATATTAAACACTCAACACGACAGCACTAAAAATCAATCTAAAACACATAACACTACCGCACAATATATAAACACCACCACCTACCTAGATATATTAATATCTCACACAATTTACAACTAATTATAAACTCTGTGAGGCACTAATGTACCTCATATTACCTACAATAAATTGAGACATAGAAATATACAAATAAGTAAGTTACAGAATTATACATCAAACTACACTAAAGAAATACAACACCGACCACCCCCACAAAGTACATTTAAATCTGTAACCTATCTATTGCATCAAATATATCTTTCAACTCAATTATAGATATATACTTCTGTTGCCAGTATAATAAATCTTTATATGCATCTTTTTTAAGTTGTTCATATGTATCTTCATTACTTACAATTCTAAATGTTGAACTATATCCTTTAGCATTTGATAAATGTGTATAAGGTTGAAAGTTTACCTTATATGTTACAGGTTTGTCGTTATTATCCCTTGCTGTAATTGTAACAACTCTCAAATTATACACAATTTGATGTATTTGTTGTAGCCTGTACTTTTTACCTGCTATAGTATCATTCCATTCAAGACCCTTATATATTTCAGAACTTTTGTTATTTTCAGCATATAGATATATGTTTTCATCTTGTAAATTACCAAACTCAGCATTAATTTCAACAAATTCACTAAACACTTTATTAGCATCTAATTTTATTCTGCTAGCCTTCACAAACTCACACTTAGTTACATTACCCTCACTAAGCTCTTTTATATCTAAATTATATAGCATCTTTTCTTCCATAACTACCTCTTATTTTCTCTAATTATCTTCCAAATATCATAGTCATATGATACTTTACTTTCAACTTCTGTAACAACATTTTTCAAGCACAATGTAACATCTATTACATCTTTAGCTAACATTGAATATGTATGTTGTATATCTGTTACTAGATACTTTGTATCATATTTTTGTCCTTGTATAATATCTCCTATTTCTAATGGTATCCATATATTATATCCTGCTGTTTGCATAGCAATCTCCTATTCCATATTAATTTTTAAACAAGCTAATTCTGTTACATAAACACCCTTTAATCTTGCAAGCTCTTGCTTAGCAAAGTCCATAGCTATCTCTTGTTTTATAGTAACATAATCTTTATACCAAGGTCTAAACGCACCATATCCTCCACCACTTAACTTACAAGATACTCTATATATATTAAACCCTGCTTTCACTTGGTCTTCTGTTAATTTCAAATTAGATTTTAATTTTTTTAAATCTTTATTTATTCTTATAGTTTTATCGTGTAACTTTACTTTTTCATCCACTTCAAAATTATTTTCTATATCTGTATCAATTGTTTCAACCATATTTGTTATTGGCTCTTCTTGTACTGGTGGGACATAATGTTTTACTACTGCTTTTTTATAATTAGAATTACGCATTATTGCCCAATCATATTTTTTAGTCATACCCACATCTATTCTAGGTATATACTTTGGTTGAGCATTATCTACTATAGTTTGTTTTAATTTTTTAATACAACTACTTATTGGATTATTAGGATTTACACCATTTTTTAATGTATTTAATAATGGTTTCATTTGTCTTAATGCTGTACTATCAATTTCAATATATCTTCTAAAATCTCTTAACACATACATTTTATCTTGTAGGTATGTATCCCCATTTGATGCTAATTCATTTTCCATTTCGTGTACAATATCAAATTGATAATCATTAGCTATATTAAATTGTCTATCTCTTTTCTTTATTTGATTATCAACATTTTCCATTAAGTACTCAAGCATTTCCAACATATTTATATAATCATCTACAGTATAGTTGAATTCACTATCACACTTATTTTGTTTATATTTGGCTTCCATCGTTTTTACAACTTCTTCTTTTATTGGAGCCAATCTTATTGGGTCACCATCTTCATCTAATTCATCTTCATTAAAGTGTGGTTTATTGATTTTAACTTCTTCTACCTTAGGTACATACTCTTCTACCTTAGGTGCTTCCTCAATACTAACCTCAATTTTCGATGGTTTACCCCATCTATTACCAACTTTGTGTGGTATATTATGTCTTGCAATTATATTATTAAAATTAGATACTGTAATATTTTTATCAGGAAATAACTGAATAATCTCCTCTCTCAATTCAGCAATAGTTTTTTCAGTACTAGCCAACCTTACCACCTCAGATATAATATCATCTGTGTATATCTGATTTGCTCTTACTACTTTTTGTTCACTAGATTTATTAGAAGTATGCATCTTGACAGTAATTGCATCAAGCTCTTGTTTACTCTTATCTCCTTTACACATATAATTACTACCATTTGACATTTTCCTACTAAATCCAAAAACATCTATTAGAATTCTGTAGAATTCTTGTCTCGACATAACTCCATAATGTTTTATGCTACAATAGTTCATATACTGACTGTATAGTTCAGTTGTTTTTATAGATACAAAGCTGACATCTAAATATTTTTTAGCATTTAAAAACTCTGTAATTAATCTCTCATTAGTTTTCTTTTCTTCCATAGGTACTTTTGTTGTGACTACTTTAGTTTGTTTAAGGTTTTCAATTTTTTCTACATCTTTATTATTTCTTCTTCTAGCCCAATCATTATTTCTAGCTCTTTGTTTTTCTAACCTTTCTTTTTCCTCTTCTGGTAAATCTATATACTTGATATATGGTAAATTTTTTGTACTTGCCATTGTCTCTCTTCGAGCACACGAAATACATTTTTTAAAATTTTTATATCTTTCTTCATCAATATAATTTATACCACAATCAGGACATAGAATATCTTGTTTATGTAAATTCATATTCAAGTTTAACTCCTCCTCTCATATTATTACAATTTTATTACACAAACATCATATCATAATATTTAAAAAATGTAAATACATTTTTTAAACTTTTTAAAATTTTAAAGCCACCATAAATAGATTAATGGTGACCTTAAAATATTTAATATTATTTGGTATTTTCAACAACACCACAATCATCAAATTGCAATGTATCAAGCATTACAGCTATCTTAGCTGTATTATCAACTGTTTCCTTTAAACAACTGTATGCTAATTTAAGTGCATCTAAAGCATTTTCAGCAATATGTTTACTTTCATACACTAATTCAATAGCACTCTTGAACCACTTACCTGTAACCTTAATATAATTAAATCGTATATTCCACACGTGTTTTACTATTTCAAATTCAGTAACTTCATATGGTTGTTCCTCAATACATTCATCATCAACAGATGTACCAACTGATGTAAAAGTAATACCTTTATTATCTTCAAGTACAACTGTAGTATTTGAAGAACCATATGTTGCATCTATGTAATTAGGCATATCATCTGTAGCATTATTATTAGTTACTGAAACATCTTGTGTAGCTTTTGATTTATGTGATTTTGGTCTTATTGCATCAAATTCTGGAATATTTTTAATCCAATCTCTTACTGTATGTGCAGTCGCTTTATTTATATAACTAGGATATTTAGATGTAACATCTACCATAATAGATTTTATCATTTTGTTCCAAACTCTCCTATCCTCTGTTGCTGGATTTTCTTTAGTCAAATTTTCTTTGTGTGCTAATATAAATTGTCCAAAATACTTATCCATAAATAATCTAACCACATAATCTTGCATTTCTTTTGGATATCTCATACGCCTACCCTCACCTGTAGCTGTTATCATATTGTTCACCTCCATTTCATCAATATTTTTATTCTCAAGAAAACTTTCTTGACCATCTATTACTTTTACTTTCATATTACCCTCCACATATTTATTAATAAAATCTTGCACAATATCTACAGTCCAATAATACTCAGCTGTTGCTGGGTCAATAATGCACATTTCGTAAATATTTTCAGCCACGTATTTTTTATCATATTCTCTAGCTGACTTGCAAATTAATATAAAATTATCTATCAACCTTTGAGTAATAACATCATCAGTTAATTTAATTTTACCATTCCATTTATCAAATGAAATTTCCTCCACTTTTATCACCACTTTCTCTGGAACTATATTTCCAGTAATCCCATCCCTGTATTGCATTAATGGTAACAGATAAATATTATACCCACAATACCTAGCTACAGTTGACAAACTATTAAAATAATCATTTTTAAATCCTTCATAATCATTATAATAATTACTTGTTGATGATATCGATAATATATTATTCAATAATTGTTCTCTATAAGATAAACTTTCTTCATACTCACCTTCATCTTGTGTTCCATTATATATATGTTTTCTATGCCCTTGTTCAATAATATCAACAATAGTCATCCATAAATACTTTTTAGGTGAACTTCTAAAATGTATACCATTCATTAAAAATAATCTATCTGTAAAACGTGTATAATCCATAAATTTCCCCCTATTCAATTTCTATTTCCCTCTAATATAATATACCTCATTTATAATTAAAATTTTAATATAATCCAAACTGAAAATAAAATAGGTGTTACATTTTAAGTAACACCTATATCATCAACATCTAATAATATATAATTACAATTACAGTATAAAATCTCATCAGCATCATCTTTATTATCAAAATGATACTTTATTATATCTCTAAATCTTTTATATAAGTTACTATCATCTTCCATCTCACTTTCAGTCAATTCACCTATATCATAATCATATTGTTCAACTGATACATAACTAAAATACTTTTCTTCAAATTTAGATATTAATTTATCCTCTTTAATTGCTCTTTTTTCATTATAAGGATTTTTACGTCTTACAACTAACCTTAATCTTGGGCTCCAATTATCTGGTCTTAAAATTAATATAGCATAATGCTCCTTCAATCTTTTTGATAATTTTCTACTGGCTCTTGTAGCTTTTGCTAATTTATACCAATCTTTAATTGCATATTTATAGTGACTTATCCATTCGGCAACAAAATCTTTAAAACATAAAAAGCTACTCTGTTCTTCCCAAATATGTTCAGCTTGAATACCAGAATACAGTACAGATTTAATATGGTGTTTTTTCATAAAAGCCAAAGCACCCTCCAATTTATATGTATTCCATTTTTCAATATTCTCATCATTTTCTATATATGCTTCTCTATATAAACCTATTACAAAACCACTTCGACTTGGCTTAAACTTATCTTCATCTCTTTCGTATTGAGTAAAAAATATTAGTTCAGATAAAGGACTTACGTTTAGACTATCTGCCCAAGTGTGTCCTATTCCATATTTTTCAATTTGATACTCTATTGTATCAAATCTATTAGTATTCCACAAACCAAACTTAAATCCGAGGTATTTCCTTTATATGAAACCAACAAATACTGTCATTTTCCCCCTCAAATAAAAAATAACAATTACCCATCACAACATCTTTAATCGTATATCCCATATCTTGCATAACCTTTAAAATACTATTCATTAATTCTTGATTGGTCAATTTGGTCAACTTTGGATTGTTCATTATTAGCCTCCTCTGAAACTGATTTACGCAACTCTTCCTCTTCTTGTCTATGTTGTTTATATACTTCTATGAAACTTAATAAACAATTCACATATGCAAAATCAGTTACTCTTAAATCTATCTCAAAACCAATTGGTTCATTTAATCCCATATAATACTCATCCTCATTACCATATAAAGTAAGTATATATGGCACATCTACACCAAATTCCTTCATTCTCTTCTTATCTATAGCTTCCACAAACCACAAATCCCTTATTGAAGGATTAAATACTATATCACCTGTTTTATATTCGATACCATTTACATCTTTAACCCCTGTTTCTTTATTTAACATAGCATTTTGTTTCCATCTTAATTTCAAATTTGTGATATTTTCATCTTCATCTGGTTCTGATAATTTATCAAATTCGGGTCTATTATATGGTATATTTATATTGAGAGCTCTAGCCACATCTAACTCAGTTGCACTATCGTTAATTAATACATCTATTATAGTATCTACTTCTTGTTTTTGTCTATCTTTCGCTTTTTTCCAAGCTCTTTCATTGATATAATTATTAAACAACACCACACTACATAACACTAAATTAACTACACATACAATATTAGCTATTCTTATACCAAATAGTCCTAATGTAACACTAATTATCAAAAATAGTAACTGCATAGTTATAATAACAGTATTTAAATTAAATTGTCCTGACATATGTTGTTTGAATATAATATCACTCACTCTAAACTTTGTTTCAAATGCTAAAAAACTCTTATCCATATTTTTTTACTACCTCCTATATATTTTTTGGATGCCAACTAATTATATTGTAAAAATCATACAATTTTTCAAATATATCTATAATTGTCTCAACAATAGCTTCTTCACTAATACGTTTATCGTGTCTCGGAAAATGCATTAACATAGAGGAATAGCACCCATCTACATCATTCTTCTTCCACCAATCGATAAACTCTTCTGGGTCTCTTGCATCAAAATCAAATGTATTTTCTGGGTCAGCATATCCAAAATCTGGCACACTATTCTGTGCATCAATATTTGTATTCCATACAGACCACTTAAATCCATAACCTTTTAAATTGTTAAGCTCTGATACTATTTGGTCTTTTAAATCATCTATTTTATCTTGCAAATAATTTCTGTCTACACTATCGTGAGGTACTGCAAAATATATACCAGCTTCAAACCCAGTATAACTAACATTTATTTGCATACAAGTATATTTTTGAAACCCTAGAATATCACCAGACCTATCATCTCCATATCTAGGTAGCCCATAATTTAATTGCTCAAGCTCCGATTTACTTTTTCCATACCTAACACCTAACCAATTAACTCTGCCTTTATTCAACTCATTAGGTACTATCATAGATGTCACATTTGATTTTTTATAGTGATTGTGTAAATTCCACCCTTTTTCTTTTATTATAGGTAAAATTTCTTCATTTAAATCAAGTAACTTTTGTCTAATTCTCCTACGCATATCCATTTCTGGTTTTAATGCTGACGTTTGTCTATCTTCTTTAAATACATCATATTCATCATCTGTAAAATAATAGTTTGTATTATCTATCATATAAAATACCCCCTAAATAAAATCTGTTTGTAATAATCTGTATAAATTATGTCCTTCATCACAATAACCAACTCTAATTCTTAATCTATCACTCCCACCATAATCTAATACAGCCACTGCTTCATCTGAACCTTCAGTTATAATTGTACAATTTTTGCAAGGTGGAAAATTACTATCGATAAATTGCATTACTTTCTTTTTATTCATATGATACCTCCTTAACAACTATATGCTGATTTACTATATTTTGGTTTAATTTTATATTTTTCACAATAATTATAAATTGCATCTAATATAAAACCTTTCGTTATATATCCTAAATTTCGTATTCTATTAATTTCTATAGGCGATTTACTGAAAAATCCATCCAAATTTGTTATACTAGCTCTATATAAACTATTAATAGCTCGTTGTCTAGTTCCAGAACTATATTTAATTTCTATATCACGATTAACATCATCATAAAATATCTCAGGTAATGTTGGTGAATTAATTTCCTCTCTATTAATAACATCTTCTTCTGGAACATAATCCATTCTATTATTAACTGCATTACTTTGATATATTATCTCGTTACCATCTAAATATTTATGTCTAACCATATACCTTTCCATACTCTCTTCACTATAATCTCTAATCTCATTAAAATATCTTACATACACCTCGTGATGTGGAACTAATTTATTATCATAAGTGCTTTTTATCCAATCTCTTACAACCACACCTATTAAATTTTTCTCTACAACAACAATGTCGCCAAAACAAAACTTCATTAACTACCCACCTTCTTCAAATGTTTTTTGCCATTAATTGGACCTGTTCTATGTCCCCACTCACTTAATCTTTTCTTTGTCATTGGACTTCTTATGTAATCTGCTTTATAACCTTTTGTAAATCGTGTTGCTTCTCCAACTCGTTTAACTTGTTCATCCATATTATATTTAAACGCATAGTCCCTCATTTTTTGGTTATATTCATTTGTTGTCATCCTAACATTTTTATCCAACCCAAATTGTAAACAATATTCTGATTTAGTAATATGATGCTTATAGTATATATGTTGTTGCAATTTAGTATATGCCTTATGACATATGTGACAAATTGGCATACCATATTGTTGTGAATTAATATCTAATACATAGCTCAATTTACCAAACTCGACATCGTCAAATGTAGTATATTTATTATAAACAAAATAGTGATAACAATTTTGACAATATCCACTATATCTATTTATTGTAGTATTTCCACAAAATTTACATCTAATTACTTTCATAGGATAATCTCCTTATCAATCATATACAAAATATTATATCACAATATTTAAAAAATGTAAATAGTAAAAATTTAAAAAATATGAGTGACTTATGCCACTCATTTTCAAAATTATCTTAACTAATCAATCAATTATATTGTCTACTACCTTAACACTATTTATTATTAAATCCTTTGTATTATTTATGGCTTTAATTAATACATCATCTGGTATAGTTATATCATAAACACTACCACTTCTAGCCAACCCAGCAACAGTACAATCAATTACCATCTCTAGAACATCAATCAAATTAACATCCTCTGGAACACTATCATTTAAATGATGTCTTTCAGTCATATGTTTTTGCCACCAAGGTAATGATTTAAAATCTTCCCCCTGCTTACCAGATACAAAATCATTATAAAAATCATCTATGTAATCTATCTTTGTATGGTCGTGCATTGCTACTTGTTCTTTTAATTTATCTGCTAGCATACAGCCAACATTTTGCACATCTAAAATATGACTTAATGTTTGGTCTAACAATTCTTCTTTAGATACATTACCTTTAGCACTTCGTGTATCAGCATTTGGTGATTTAATTATTCTTATTTTATCTTCCATTATATAATTACTCCCTTACTAAATCCATTACTGCATCTACATAATTTGCAGATATAATATTAATTGTATTATCCCCATACTTTTTATACTCCTCAGCATATGCTCGTAATACTTCATCCATAATATCTGCCAATTTTATAAATTTATCTTTATCCCATCCCTTTGTTGTCATTGCAGCTGTTCCTATTCTAATACCACTACTTTTTAATGGTGGTAACTCATCATTAGGTATTTGATTTTTATTTACAGTTATATGTATTGCATCTAAAACTTGTTCAGCTTGTTTACCTGTAATTCCAACAGAGCCAAAAACATCTAGTACAAACATATGATTTTCTGTGCCATTAGATATTATATGCCAACCATTTGATATAAACCTTTGAGCAAACACTTTAGAATTATGAACAACCTGTCTAGCATACTCTGCAAAATCTGGTTGTAAAGCTTCTTCAAAGCAAATACCCTTACCTGCTATAATATGCTCTAATGGACCTCCTTGTACTCCGAGGAAATACTGCACTATTTATCTTTTTAGTGAAGAAATCATCATTCCATAATATTAAACCTCCTCTAGGTCCTCTCAATGTTTTATGTGTTGTACTTGTCACTACATCTGCCCATTTACAAGGATTAGGATGCACACCACCAGCTACCAATCCAGCTACGTGTGCCATATCAACAACAAAATAAGGTGGTTGATTATTACCTATCATCTTATCTAATTTATATCTTTGTATTATACCATATACTACATCATAATGTATTATTTGTGAATATGAACTAGCACCAACTAATATCATTTGTGGATTATATTCATACAACTTTTTCTCTAAATCATTATAATCTAATATACCATTATCATCGACACCATAACTTATTATATTATAATCTTGACCTGAAAATGACATTTTATGTCCGTGTGTTAAATGTCCTCCTGCACCTAAATCCATTCCTAATACAGTATCCCCGTGTTTTAATAATGCTCTATATACAGCTTGATTTGCCGATGAACCACAATGTGGCTGTACATTAGCATAGTTACAATCAAATAACTTACATACATCCTCTATAGCTTTACTTTCTATCATATCTATATACTGACAACCACCATAATAACGTTTACCTGAGTATCCGTTCTGCATACTTATTAGTTAATATACTTCCACACGCCTGTCTAATTCTATCACTACAGAAATTTTCACTTGCTATAAGTTCCACATTTTCATTTTGTCTTTTCTGTTCCATAGCTATAATCTCTTCATAACTATCTTTTATCATTATCTACCTCTCCTTTATTTATTTTTATATTCTTCATTTATAACATTAATGTAGTCTATAACACTATTTAAACATTTATTATCCCAAACAGTATCCTCATATGGATAAAAACAAAATTTACGCCAAGATGCATACCATTTTATTTCTCCAATACATACCCCATTAAACTCGAAAATATAATATATAGGTGTTTTCCTTTTAGGTAACAACTGTTTTGTTATAAAAAAGTATTCACCTGTATAAACAATATTCTTAGTTATATCAGAAAACTTTGAACTTATCCAAGTTTTTTCATCTATTTGGAAAAACTCATCTTTCATACTAGTTCCTCCTTACCACAATTAGCTGGGTTCCAATAAGCGGAGCGATGAGCTCTTGCCATATCTATCAGCCAAATACCATTATACTCATCTAAATCATCCACATACATAAAGTCAATAGACCATACGCCTGACAAACAATTATCAAATTTTAATGTATTTATACTATCTTGTATTTGTTGTTTTATTTCTTCTAATTTAGAATTATGATTTGTAAATCTTCTTCCAAATTTATTGTGAAAATAATCAAATACTATTTCATCCGTCACAGTTGAAAATTTATTATAACAATAGCCATAATCCCAATAATCAACCATATATTCTATACACTTAGTATCCATATTATAAAATACTCTTATTTCTTCTCTTAACGGCATACCATTATATATTGTTGGTGTTACACTATGGTCATATGGTATATACTCTCTAACTACCAACTCAGTATACCCCCCTGTATCAAGTAATGCAGATTGATACTCTATTTTCCAAAATTTCTCAGCTAGTTCATCTTTAGTTGTAACACAAGTGTCAAAATCAAACTTATTTGAAAAAGCACCATTTTTTATATTATACAATTTATTAGGTTTCATTTTATCCAAAGTTGGTTTTAATATATTATTAATAGAAATCCAATCTACTTTATTTATACTATCATCTTTACATATTATATTAGTATCTTCCCAAGTAAATACTTGATTAGATATTATATCTGCGTGTTTAAATTCTCCAAAATCTATTATATGTTTATACCAATTAGAAAAATTTTCTGGATATTCTCTATCTTCATTATACGAATTTTTACTAGCTGTCTCAAAAAATTCATCTGTGAATTTAACTTGTAATTTTTTCAAATACTCAACCACATCATCGGCATTAGAAGATTTTTCTTCAACTATATCTACCATATCATCATTCAGTATACTAAAATCATTTAACATTTTTAATCTATATTCATCATCTGCATTATTATATATTTCAACTAACTGCTCATATGAACTAAGTCTTTCTCCACTAGACTGTAACACACAATCACAACTACCATCAAAAACAACTGTATCTCCACCATCGTAAAATTTATATACAACTGGACAACCACATATAGAACATTCTCTAGGTGACCACTGTACTATATTATTATCTTTTACAGCTGTTTTTAAATCATTTACTGTAAGTTTTTTCATAATTCTATCATACCTTTCAATTTACAAAACTCGAAACTTCCATTCTCCCTTTAATTCTTCTTCAGTAAAATTATACTCCTTATTACAGTTAGAACACTTATACGTAAAATACATAGGATTTGTTGCTATTACATATCCTGTATCAACTAGTGATATTTTACAATCATCGCATTTTGGCTCTTTAGCTATATAGTATTCTGGAAATAAAAAATGTTTTTCTATCATACTATTCACCAACTCCATATAATAAAGGTTTTTGGTCTGTATCATATAAAGTAAAAAGCATTCCTTGTTCAGATATATAGTACATTACACCTGTAATTTTATCATACACAATTTTATATCGAACATCCTCAATTCTACTCTTCTCTATAACCTCAAATCTTCCAGTATCTACAGAATTTTGGCTTACACAATCTATAACACCATATATACATAAATCAATTATAATTACCAATATTATAACCATCACAGATTTTTTTAAATTTACCATCTAATTTCCCTCCAACAATTTTTTTGCAATACTACTTATAACCTGTCCTGTAGTACGATTTCCAAATTGTTCTTTTGACTTCTTTATTACATATCCTAAAAATTTCTTATCTGTAATAGCTTCTCTTTCTATTACTGCTTTTACAGCTTCTTCAACTTCATACTCTGACATTGGCTGTGGTAAATAACGACTTAAACATAACATCTCTTTATTAGTTTGTTCTACTAAGTCTGTTCTACCAGCTTTATTAAACTGCACCAAAGCATCTGCCCTTTTACTTTTTTCTTTTAATATAATATCTTCTATATCCCTATCTGTTAAATTACCCTTATCCTTTTTTGCTAACAATACATTTGCACGTATCTGCTGTATTGTATTTTTATCTATTGTATTTTTATTTTTCATAGCAATTTTTAAATCTTGCATTAATCTATCTTCCAAACCCATATTAGTCACCTCTCTTGTTTAGTATGCGTATCTGTATAATTGGCTCTAATGGATGTTCTCCATCAACAGTCATATTCACATCTATACCACTTAATATTTGCTTAATAACATCATTTCTTTTACCTTCAAGTATATACTCCAAGTTTTCCAAACACATTATTTTATATTCTGTAAATTCCTTATCAATCTGTTTTTCTATTGAGTTCTTTACATTATCCAATAAATTATTTAGAACTTCCTTATTATCCATATTAAACCTCTTTTCTTGCCATTTTATCTACATATGCTTTCAATTTTATAGACTGACTATTTAATTTATCTAATTTTTGCACAACTCTTGCATATTTATTAAGGGGCAGTTTTTTCCAACTTCTTAATATATACATACCTGTACTATATTCCTTTTCCCACTTAGTAAATTCTAAAAAGTGTGGTTCATAATATTCTTGCACCATTATTTTAAAATTTTTAGTTCTTAATATAGTTTTATATACACTCATAATATTACCATAATCATTATGTGGTTTCAATAACTGCATTAAATTACCTCCATTATTTTGATAAAAACTCTTCCACACACACTAAAAATATTCCATCAATTTTAGCTCTATATTTTTTATCATTATAATAGTCATCTACACTCTCTTTATATTGGTTTACATTCGACCTATAATATGTTGTGATAGCGTGTTTAGTTAATCTACCCATATTTTCAATTAATTTTGACTTTGTAAGAGCCGTTGGGTCTTTCATTTTTATATTACTAAACAGAAAGTTAAACGTATCTTTATACATATTTTCTATTTGTTCATTTGTATATTTAGGAACTAGTTCAGGAAACTGCACAGCAAACAACATAGGGTCATCTTTTCGTTTCTCTATAGATACAGGTAACAATTTCAATTTATTACATAAAGCCTTAATCTCATTAATAGCAGTATCTACTTCTACTGTAGGTCCTTTATCACACTCTATAGTAATTCCATCCAATTTTCTAAACTCTGCAACCTGTTTTGATAGTGGTCCTATTGCATTAATTATTTCTTCTATATTTAAATAATTGTTCATATCTATATCCCTCCTCGATAACTTGCACAAAAGGTGCTGCAATCATTTACAACACCTTAAACTCTACTTATTATAATCTTCTTGCAAATACTCAGGAATTTCGTTTCCTCTATTATCTAACTTTGTATCTACTTGTTCTTTATTTACTATTTTAGATAATGCAGCTTTTTCTGCTTCAGATAAACCTTGTGATTTTGCAGATGAATTTTTTTGTGTTGTATTCTTCTTTTTATCAACTTCTTCTACCTTTGGTTTTTTACTAGTATTTTCCTTCTGACTAACTTTATTATCTGTTGCATCTGACTGTTCTTTAAATTTAGTATACTGATTATACAGTCCTGCGTGCATTCCACTTATTTGTTCTCTTTTTAATTTTAATTGGTCTAATTTTGCATTACCCTCATCAACCAATCTTAATCTTTCTTTTTGCAACTCATCTATCTTTGTTTGATACTCTTTACCAACTGCTTCAATCTCCTTACTAATATCATTATATTGTTGTTTATACTCTTCCATCTGTACTTTCATTGCATCAAGTATTTCATCACCACTTATCATAATAATCTACCTCCAATATTAATATTTTACATTATTTTTGCTAACCTGTTTTGTAACTCTGCAATAATCTGCTTAACTAGCTGTTTAGGTATAAAATCAAGCATTCTCATATTAAGTTTACTATCCTGTGTTGTTTCCAAATATACAACATACACCATTTTAATAACACTAGTAGATAAATCATAATCATCTGCTATATCTTCTAGTATATATAATATACTTTGATTTAAATCTGTTAGTTCATCATTTTCAACAAAATCTTGCTCTATATGAGCATTTTCATCAATTAAAACATCTGACAAACTTAAATCTTCTGTAACACAATTATCTTCCAAATTAAATAAAATATCTGGCTGTCGTTTCTGCTGTCTGTCAAAATCAATGAAATCTCTATTAATTATATTATACGCTAAAGTCGATAACCTATACTTATTTGGGTCCCATATAAGGCAAGCTTTCCATAAACCCATTCTAGCAATTTGTAAAGCTTCATCAAAATCCCAATATTTAGTTTTATAATATTTTTGAGCAACTCTATTTGCTAAGTTTATATTATCATTAAACAATTTTTTTATTCTCTCGGCTTCTTCAGGAGTTTTATGCTTTAATGATATTTTTTCATAATAAGTTAATTTATGTGGCATACTGACCTCCTATACATTTAAAAATCCAATACCCTCTAAATATGGTAACAACTCCTGATTTAGAAAATTATTATGTTGTTCACCATAAATTTTTAAAATTCTTCCAATCGATATTTTGCATACCTCACTATTATCATACTGTAAATTTAACCTATCACATAACCACTTGTCATCTTTGCACAATTCATATAATTTCTTTTTTTGTAAATCTGAGCTTGTATTATATACATCAACAACCAAATCAGCTAATTCTATAATATTAGCTATAAAGTACCCTCCCAAAATTAAAATTCCTCTAATCTTAGAGCTCTTTATATTGCGTATATTTAATAATAAATTTGAAGTACTTAATTTATCTTCATACCTTAGGTCTTCTACCTCTGATAATAGAGCAACATCACCCTCATCTGGTTTTTCAAAGTTAGACATAGATACACTAGAAATATTAATTACCTCTTTTCTATTTATATCCCTTATAATTGTTTTACATTGGTCGTGTAAAGCTTTCTTCAATACTTTAAAATTATCATATTTATTTAATCTGATGACAGCCCAAATATATAAATCTAAAGCTATTTCATCTGGTCCATAGTACCAATAATAATTACTGTTACAAATAGTACCTACTGCTTTATAGCACATACTTAATAAGTTTTCTGGAGTTATCCATTCTGGAAAAGATTTACCTAACTCCATATTATCATACTTATATCGTAAATCTTCTATGCTTAATTCGGAATTAGTTGTTGTAATAATACGTTCAGCTTCTTCCCTACTTAAATTATATTTTTCCATACACCTTACAACATTCGGTTCTATTGTCATCATAATATCTACCTCCAATAAAACTTATTAAATTCTGTTGTAAGTATATAAAAAAAATTTTAATTTGTAAAGGAAATTTTTTAATTTGTAAAAATCTACAAAACCCTTGATACGACTGAACTTAGAGATTTTGCTTTATGTAAATCAAACCCCCAAATATACTTCATTTAAATGTTTTAAAAAATTGAAATTTTTTTAAAATTTTTATATAACATTTATAATAAAATAATTTATAATATTTTGCTTTAAAATTCTACCACTTTTAACTAATTCGTCTATTTCAGCAACTTTAAACGCACTATCAAAATAATAATCAGCATCAAAAGGTAAATTAAATGTTCTAAGCAACTTAGCTCTTCCCCAAGGTAACCCATAATTATATGCTCTAGAGCTTCCATCATACTCACCATATTTTTTAACTAGTCCACAAATTAAAAAGTCGTTGAACATTCTTGTTATACTATAAAAGAACATATCATATTCCTCATATTGTGTAACAACATCGCACCAATATGCTAAAACTTTGTAATTACCTGTGACAACAGCATTCATAAAATCATCGCACTCAAAATCAACTTGGTGTACTAACAACTGATTTTTAAGCATTAAATCTTCATAAGCTTGCTGTTGTGATATATTTAAAGCATCTGCATAATTTTTTATCTTATCTGCCTCCAACAATATATTATTATATAAATTGTTACAATTTACTGCTAATTCATTTTTATAATTATCTGGTATATTCAAAACACTCTCAACAAACTCCTCTGCCACGTTTGTCTGTACTGCTGGAAATTCTGTAACAAATGCATCAAAATTTTTATACAAACTAGATTTTATAAAATCAACATCATCATAAATAAAAACACAACAATACCACTCATTATTTATACTATCTATAAATGATTTAATAACGCCTACATCTTGCTTTGCAAAGTCTGTATCATCATACACTAAAATTAATTGACGTATATTAAATAAAGATTTTACTGAAATCATATCTTTTATATCTGTCCAACTATTTAAATATGTAACCTGCGAAAAATACGAACCAAGTTTTTCTATATAATGTTTCCTTATGCCAAAATCATCACCATAAAACACATAAAACTTGTCTACTTCATCTTTTAATAAACTTGATTTCAAATCTTCTAGCTTTCTCATAATTCACCGCCCAACAAATGTATTTGATAAAATGTTCTATAAAGTAATAATTTTCTGTTCAGTGTATTATCGTGCAATAAACTTTCTTTACATTCTATCAATAGTCTAAGAACATTTTGATAAGAATATTTTAACTTTAGGTTTGTTTTAATATTGTATGATATCACATTTATCAGCATTTCAATAAATAAATAACTAGGGTCAATTCCATTATACTTATATTCAAACTTTTTCAACATAACTATAATTTTATCAACACTTATGTAGGATAATGCTTCATACGTTTCATATACATAATATAATAGCTGTTCTATAAATTCATATTCCTTATAATACTCACATTTAGCTGGAGTATCTACACCTGCTCTAAATAATTTAACTGCAATATCATTATTATAATATTTACCAAAATACCTAACCATTTCATCTTCTTTGTATGAAGCCATAATTAACTTAATAGCTCTACTTTCTAAGGTATTCAACTGATTACTACCTGTAATAACTATTTTATTACCTACAGGAGTTTCCTCTGTGACTTTTAATAAAGCATTTTTAGCTTGAATTGAAGCTTTATCAAAATCCTTAAAATGATATAATATTTTTGAATTTGGTGTCATAACACTAATTAATTCACGAACACTCGATACACTATTATTAACTAAAACATAACTATATCCGAATACACTACATATATATTTCACCAAATTAGTTTTACCTGTATGTAAATCACCTTGAATTATGACAAAGTTCGGAATATCTTCCCATCTACTAATTATTTCTAAATTTAATGTTTGACCTACTAATTGCATTTTTCAATTATCCAACTTTCTAAAATAATTTTCATATCATCTGAACTGAAGTCTGTTTTAACCGCAAGAATACTTTTCAATAAATCCTTAATTTGTTGTGTAAATGACATTATTGTATTAAGCCAATTAATTGTATTATCTGACAATGTTGTGATTTCTGGAGTTTGTGTTATCATATATTTAACACAATTTTGTAAATACTCTGTCCATAGTTTTAAAAATAAATGAATATCTATACCAGACATATAAATATTATTAAAATATATTAAAGCATTACTACATTGTGAATTTAATATATAACATAAAAATTCTGACATCACATCTTCCGTAACACCACCACTTGTGACTTTTGTAACATTTTCTAATGTTAAATTATTACTATAGTCTAAACACTTTTCCAGAATTGTGATGCTATCACGCATACCACCTTTAGCAAGACGTGCAATATAATTTAATGCACTATCTTCGTATACTATTGGATTTAAATCAGTTGAAGCTCTTTCATTATTTTCACACTCGACTATATATTTTAATCTACCCGTAATTCCATTTACACTTATTCTAGCAAAATTAAATCTTTGCACACGAGATAAAACTGTTCCAATAACTTTTTGTGGGTCAGTTGTACAAAACAGAAATATAACATATTCTGGAGGTTCTTCAAGTATCTTTAACATAGCATTCCAAGCTTGTGTTGATAACATATGTACCTCATCTAATAAAAACACTTTGTATCTACCTTTATATGGTCTTATTTTACAATCCTCTATTATTGCTCGTACGTCATCTACACCATTATGACTTGCACAATCAAGTTCTATAGGTTCAGTTTCATAATTATTTATCATATGTGCTATAATACGGGCACTTGTTGTTTTTCCAGTACCAGCCGAACCACAAAATAAATATGCGTGTTTTAAATTATTTGTCTTAACTTGATTTTCTAAAATTATCTTTATACTATCTTGCTCTACAATATCATCGAATTTTTGTGGACGATATTTAGTAGCTAGTGTTGTATTATTACTCATTGTAACCCCCCAATTTATTTTAATAAATCTATCAGTTGCATAAATACATCCTCTGTTATTATATAAAATCTTTCCTTACTATCCCCAAAATCAAAACAAAGTGCTCTATTATCCTTACCAGTAGCAAACTGTTCCTCTTTTAACTTTTCCAACCATTCTTTTTTAATTGAAAATGATTTTTTAGGCTCCATACAAGTTTTAGCCTCGATTAGCCATTCTTGACCTATATATAAATCTCCGTTTATCAAATTTAGTTGCTCCGACTATTTGATGTACGTCTTGCACCTAATGTTTTTGCTATACACTTTTCTTGTGCTGTACTAACATCTCTAGTTGTCATCTCATTACCCCCAATACATTATATAATCAGCATTAATATAATATCTATCTCCACCTTCATATGTAACTCCTATAACCTTACTTTCCTCTATAGCTTTATTTAGTTCTATATCTGTATGTACATTCATAACTTCAACATCTTCAAATTCCATATCCATACATTTAATAAATTTAACTTTCATTATTATCTTCCTTTTTATTCCACACAATATTTAAGTACGGCATTACTTCTGGATTTGCCATATAAGCTCTAAACTCTGCCTCACCTAATCCACCTAAATCATCATTATCGTTTATTTCTATACCAACTATCTTCATACTACCTATATATGCTGTACCATATTTTTTAATTTCTGGGAGATTAGAGATGTGTTGAGTTAATACATCTCTAATTCTTCTATCTATTTCTATAAGGTCTTTATCTTCCTGTAATACCCATTCTATCATTTCAGCATTAAATAAACCTTGGTCTTTCACTCGATATAATTCATACTTTATATACATAATACTACACCTACCATAATCTAAATTCTCTTCTTGTTTTCTTTCTTCCAGTATTAAATAAATTTGTCAATATATTTTCTAAAACATTTACAACTATACTATTTCCTGCTTGTTTATAAAGTTGAGTATTGCTTGTTGGAACTAATGCAGCTTTTTCAAAATCTTCATCGTCAAATCCCATAAGTCGCCAACATTCTTTAGGAGTTAGTTTTCTAATTCTATAATTATCAATCAACACTTTAGGCATCCTATTACCACCATTGCAAGTATCCATAGTAGGAGAAAGACCACCACTATCATAAATTCTGCCTGCTTGAGGATTAGGTTCTCTAGCAGTTCCATACACCTGAGCCACCTGAACGCATTTAATAAAATTATCATCCATTCTACTACCTGCTCTAGTAGTTACAGACTTCGCAACAACGTTACCATCTGATACACCAAATCTAAAACCATTCCCTTTTTCTTTTTGTATCTGTTCATTCTTATAGAAGAAGTTAACCATCTTTTCACTTAAATAATATTTCTCCTCAACTTCATCTTCTAAAACATCCTTTAATCTTAATTTCAATTCCATAGGTTCTGGAAAAACAAAATCCCAATTATCAATATCTTTCCTAATACTAACCGTATAAACTCTTTCCCTATGCTGAGGTACACCATAATCTTTCGCATCTAATACCTTATAATACGAATTATACCCTATCATACTCATAGTTTCTATATAATTATCGAAATTATGCTTATGTTTTTTACTTAATAAATTTTTAACATTCTCCCACAACACATATTTCGGTTTTAATTTTGAAACAATCCTCACTGTTTCATACATAAGTGAAGACCTTGTACCAGAATTTTCATCTGCACCAGCTTGATTACCCGCTATGGATATATCTTGACAAGGCGAGCCGGTGCATAATAAAATCGACTTTTAAATCTTTATCCCACTTTGTAATATCTTGTGGAGTAAAATTAGTTCCATTTATAGCATTATAACTATCTACTGCATATTTATCTATTTCAACATAATCAACAACATTGTATGGTATTCCCAATCTCTTGAATGCTTTAGTACAGGCACCTATACCTCCAAATAACTCTAAAAGTTTTATTGGCTCCAACTAAATCACTCCTCTGCATTAGCAACTGTTTCATTTGCTTTGGCTAATGTATCCTCATCAACCAACTCTTCTATATCCTTGCCATCTACAACAGCATCGATTAAATCTAACCACTCTTTATGTTGCTCCAATTGTTCTTTTAAACTAACCTTACCTTGTATTTTTTTATCATTTAGTAACTCTCCTGTTGTTGGGTCTATAATATCATAAAATGCACCCCTCTGCAATATTACACCAACTTGTAATCCAACTTCAATATAATCACTCATTAAATCTGGACCTGTTACATACTTAATTGTATAATATCCAACACGCCTTGTACTTGGAAACACTTTACTCTTTAATACAACAACATTTATTAAATTACCTGCTGGATTTTCAGCACTATTTGTTAACTCTTTGTTATTTTCGTCAATAAATTTTCCTTTTCTAAATTCCATTCTAACTGAACACATATGTTTAAATCCTCTACCTCCGAGGAGTTATAGTTCCACCAAACATTGAATTTAAATTGTCTCTAACTTGGTTTATACATATAATTGATACATTATCCTCTCTTAAATATCTTCCAGCTTTCAGACAAAAGTTTTGTAAAGATTGAGCCAAACCACCATAAATTTTTTCACCTACACCTTTACTTTCCAATTGTTCTGGTATCATAGATGCAATACTATCAAGTACTACTAAACCTATTTCTCTACCCTCTAATAATTTTAATATAGTATTTAAAATATCTTGTGCTGATATACCTGCCATTTTTAATCTATAAATTCTAGTTGTATCTAAACCAAATTTAGATGACCAAGTATAATCAAATGTTCCCTCAACATCTATAAACACTATCTTTTTAGGCTCTTCTCCTGTTTCTTTCGCCATTTTATCAAATTTTATTTGAGCATTTTTCATTATATCTACTGCTGTCGATGTTTTACCAGAACCTTCAGGTCCACTAAATTCTACAATATGACCCATAGGAATACCTCCAAATGTCATATAATTTAATCTAGGACTTGAAAATGGTATTCTATCATAATCATTTTTCTCAACACCAGTTTCTACAATATTACCACCATACGCACTATCAATATCTTTTAATATCTTATCTGTTATTGAAGCCATATTAACCTCCATTCTATTTATAATACATATTTATAACCTTCTTTAAAAATTAGTTTTGTTACCTATCTCTATACCTTGTACCCTAGTTGAATGTATACGTTTAACTGCATTTAATACTTCAACTGCCATTGATATTTTTTGTTTTATAATTTTATATGCTCTATCATATATCACACTATCAAACTTTTCTGTCATTGTTGCTAATTCAGAAGCAGATTGTTTTTCACCCACAGTTCCTCTAGCAATTTTATATGCTTCATTATAACTTTCCTTATATATAAGACTTGCTAGGTCTGACTGCATACCTACAACTTCTTGATTATCTGTAACATCATATAATAATACAGGTAGTTGCAATAATATATCTTCTATCTCTTGGTCAGTTAATATATCTGTATCATCCTTCAACATTTCTTTTATTTTAGTGACTACATCAGTTAGGTCACCGATATGCTCATCAACAATTCTAGCAATAGCATTCTCCATAGAAACACTGGGTCTACCAACTCTCTCCCTACTATCTTGAGCATTATAATTCATAATATTACTCCTCTCTATCTGGGTCTTTAAGCCAACTTTTATAAAATTTAACCCAATCCTCAAATTTAGCTGTTGCTAACCAAGGTTTTCTATTTTTTCTGTGAAATACCACAGGTATACGCTTCTCTTTCTTTGTCTCCAAATCTCTCTCAGCTTGCTCCATAGCTTTATCTATATTTAAAGCTTCTACACGTTTTACCTCTATATGTATGCCATCTAATCCTTCACAATCAGCTAAAGATTGTTCTAATTTACCATTAGTCTGAGCAGTTCTATGTACACCACTCAGACCATATTTTTCACACTCGTGTGCAAACTCTAACTCACCCTTTTTACCCTTCTGTTTACTGTTAATACTCATTATTAATCACCTCAATAATATTTTATTAATCATAAACATATGCAACTAAACATTTATATTCACTAAATGCTAAGCATATACAAGGTGAATTTTCAGATGTATCAATTAATAAATCTATAGTCTTATCTGATATTGTCTGTAATGTGCTATATAATTTTGTTGCAGGAAGATATATTGGAGTTGCAATACTTATATTATTAACATTTTCTACCATTATAGTATACTCAGCCTCACCACTCATAGAACCTATCTTCATAACATTTCCAACAATAGAAATAGCAATTTTATCTCTATCTCTTAAAGGATTTATAAACTGAATTACAGGATTTAATGTATCTACCAAGACCTTTCTATCTACTTTTACTGTATTTGCAAATCCTTCAGATTTCCAATAATTTCTACATAAATCTATAGGAAAGTCTATAGG